GAAGCGAGATTTTCATGTGGTTTGCCTTTTGTGACAAAAGTGGAGCGTAAGCCGACTGACAGAGGAAAGAGCCGATCCCCTTCCATATTCCCAATTAAAGCATTCAAGCGCGTAATCAAGAACGGCCAATATCATCCCGGCATAGGATCGCCAAAACAAAAAAGCCCGCAAAAGGCGGGGAAACGTAAGCCTGCAGTAATGCTGAGGGCCTATATGCTGAACTAGCTGCTTAGAAAGCAAAAGCCCCAAGAGCTTGCGCCAATGGGGCTTCACAGCACTGACCAAAACTTGCTTTCGTTTAGTTGGCCAGTGGCCCTTGTCAGGGTCTCAATGTGGATGCCAAAGCAGTGCCACCTCATTTGTTAATTTAGTCACGAATTTTCTCTATGTCAAAGGGGGAATACCCAACCCATGTAGAACACAATTACTAATTTCTCGTAAATGTATGCTCGAAAGGGTGCTCAACTGGTAAGATCTCTTCCCGCTAGAGTCTTTTCCTAAACGTAACAATTCTACCCGATGCCAACCAACCGCGCAAACCATATCTCCCTTCACCCACCTGGGATCATTCCCCCATCTTCGCGGCATCTGGAAAGGTATCTGTATCTCGCAGTGATACTTTTGTATTTGGTTTGGCATGGACTGGCTAAGGGGAACAACTGTGCACAACCCAGGCCGCGCCTTGATAGGCGGCGAGATTACGATACAAAGACGTGACTTTACCATTTCAGGAACACGAAAGCCCTGATCGAAGTTCACACAAACTATTGTTCCGCGCTTGGGATGATACGAAATAGCCAAATTAATGGTTGTTTCTTTTTGCACTTAACTGCGTTTTATTTCTGGTGCGAAAAAAAGTCAGGCCACATAGAATACTGATCATCAAATAGGCCTAGTAAAGTATATAGGTTCCAAACGTTGTTGTGAATGAATATCTCGGTAACCAGCATCTATGATTGTATACCTGAAAACTGTATATCTACTCTTCAACATAAATTTCTCCATAAAATATGGAGATAGATTACAACCTATGCGAGTGGTGTCAAATATTTAATAGTCGCGGGGGCTTTGTGTTAGCCACGTACACCAAGGGGGTAAACTCCCTCAAGTTTCAGAATTTTTATTGAGCTTTGCGCGCTCAATTTTCAACAACGAGTATTTAAACCAGAAGTTTACCAGAAACCCCGCTGCGGCGAGGCAAAAGCCGCCAATCGCCAGCCATTGATTGATCGTTAAAGCACCAAAGGCCGAGATAAACGCCCCGCTCCATGTCCCTGCATTTATCATTCGATCAAACATATCCGCTCCTTCTTATTTTTGGGTGTTTTGCGCCGCGATCTGCGCGTAATCCTCGGTCAGCGCAATCGCGCCCTGCATGATCGCCTGCATCTGATTGTAATCTACCAAAGGCTCGGCATTGGTGGTTTGAATGGCCACATTCTCAGCGTTGCGCGGGGCATATTCATAGCCCGCGAACAGCGCCTTTGCGCCGCTTGCATCGATATAGGCTTTAACCTCAACCCGATTGGTGGCATCTGCCCGCGCCTCGATCACAGGGCGCAGCACGGCCAAGCCTGATGGCGTGGCCTGATAAACATCATCGCCGCTTAAGCCATAAAGCCCCAAAGCGGTCAGCCCCTCCTTTGTACCGGCCGCGTAATCGGTAAAGCGCAGCCATTGCTGCGTGGTGATATTGGGATGATCCCCGCTAATCGTGGCGCGCAGAACGTCAAACCCAGCCCCGTAAGGATCGGCAATGATCGCCATATCTGACGCAGTGATCAGCTCGGATATCTCTGTGTTTACATCCAGATTTGGGGTTGGGGTCAGCGCCATGAATTCAAGCTGATCAATCTCGCGCACATCAATCTCTTTGACCTGCGCATAATGCCCAGGCTTGGCAATCGCCACCCGCAACCGCGTCAACCCGGACGTGTCAAACTGATGGCTGATCGCCTCTTGATAGGGGTAAAGCTCTTTGCCCTGCGCCACATCTTCGGCATTCCAAACGATCAATTTGGTGGCGGCGCCGCTAAAATCCTGCACCCGCATCGCAGAAGACAAGCTGATGCTGCCAAAGCTTTCCAGCAGAGTTGTGGGCGATTGCGCGCCGTTGATCGCGGAAAGCTGCACCGCCCCGCCGCTGATATTTTCCACAACCGGAATCCGCGTGGCATCCAAAATATAAGCGCCGGGGCTGGTGATAATAAGCAAATCGCCATCCCCCGTGACCACCCCCGGCATGGCGGCGCGGATCACCTTTTCCACCAGCGCCAATGATCCACCGCCCGCTAAAACCGTGATCCCATCCAGATCCACTTCGGGCGGGGTGCAGATCTCAACTGCGTTTGATCCATTGGCATTGAGCAAGGTCAATTCATGCGGCCCGACATATTGCACCGCGATATCGCGCAGATTGGGATCTTGTTCAAAGCGCAGATTATCAAGGATCAGCCGGTAATCGGTGGCATTGGTTGCCTGAACAATCCGAATGGCGCAATTCTGACCGGCAAATTCTGTGCCCGAAAGCGCATCCAGCGCCGCTTGTTGCTGCGCGACATTGCCCTCAATAACGTGACGCGGCACAACGCTGCGCTCGAACAGATCGCGGCACTCAGCCGCGCTGAAGGAGCGATCATTGAACATGCCCAGCATGGCGACATCTTTGACCACCCCGCCCATTTGCATGCCCGCATCATTGTAACTTTTAAGCCCAACCTGACAGTTGCCAATGCCAATATCGGCACTATGCCCCGGAAAGGGCTCGGTGCCATCTTTTTCCACCGTGTGTTGGTGCACCCCGTTGATATAGAGCAAAATCCGCGTGCCTGCGCCCTCATGTTCGCTGGGGCGCTGCCAGATAAAGCAGATGAAATAAGGGCGATCCACCTCGGCCAGAAATGCCGATTGCGCGATTAAAAAAGGTTGTCCATCATCTGCTGCCTGCACCGTAATGGCGCGGGCAATCCCGACCAGAATGGCGAAGTTATTGCCCCCGCCGCCTTGCGCATAGACAGCTGTTGGGGCATCCACGCTGGTGCTGGCAAACCAAACGCATAAACTGCGGTGCTGATAAATGTTACTTTTACCGTTTATATCCTCGGTCCGGGGGATCGTGCCGCGTTGAAGCTTATCGGCGTTGCTGCGATAGCTGGCGCTGATGCCTTCACAAATCTTTGCGCCCTCAAAGCGACCGCCCAAAGGGTCAAAGGTAATCGGCAAGCCATCACCCAGAGCGGCGGCATTATCCAGCATCAGCAAATGCGTTGCGCCCAGCCTTTGTGTAAGATGCGTGCGAATGCTCAAATGAGGTTCTCCACCATGTTGATCCACTCGCCAATCCAGCGCATGACAGGCACAGCCATGGAGTTTCCCATAACTTTGTAGCGTGGCCCATCAGGGCAGCTTTCTGCTGGCTTGTTGCGATACGGGATTTGGGTGTAATCGTCGGGAAAACCTTGCAGGCGCTCACATTCGCGTGGTGTTAGGCGGCGTACTTGCATGTCATGCATAGCCATATATCCAGCAGCCGCGTGGTCAATGCTGTTGCTAAATCCACAAGATGTATTTCTTGAAAGCATTATTCCAGCGACCGAATGCGTTGCCACTGCCGGCGTTTTGCTTTTGTCGAGCGTGGGCGTGACATGCTCTGACACGCTGTCGCCTTGCCTTGCGCTGTTCTGTGCGCCGAAGGCTATGAAACGATTATTCTCTACGCCTTCAGTACCGCGTGGGCCTTTGCCCATGCCAGCAGTAACCGGGCGTGCAATCATATTAAAGCCGTCAGCGCGGCTGTAATTATTCGCTGTCGTTTGCAGGCAGTGCGCGACCTCCTCAACGTAAGTTGGTTGCAAAAACCCACCGCAAGCTTCGTCAGTGCCTAGCCCGCCGCCGCCACCGTTTCCAGAGCGTGTTGTAACTGTTTCGGCAATTTCTTCCCGCGCTTCTCTGCTCGGCGCAGAATGCCCTTGCAAGCTTTCGCGCTCAAATAAAACCGCTGCGGCACGTTTCCAATCTCCAAGGTATCCGACAACGAAGACACGGCGGCGTCTTTGGGCCAGAGTGAAGTATTGAGCGTCAAGGCTTCTCCATGAGAACCCATACCCGAGTTCTACCAACGCCCCGAGGAAGGTTCCAAAATCCCGTCCTTTGTTTGATGACAGGACGCCGGGGACACTTCTCCCAAACCAACCACTGGGGCTGATACTTTGCAGCAATGGCAAGATAGGTGAGCATGAGGTTTCCACGGGGGTCAGCAAGTCCTTTGCGAAGTCCAGCGACTGAGAA